CCCGGGGAGAAGATCCTCAACGCCCTCAAACTCGAGCGTGTGGTGACTTACAGGAGGAGGCAGTGATGGACGACCAAGCAAGAGAGCTATGGCTGTGCGACCTAGCAACCAAGCTAGGGTTTCGAGATAGATTGCCAGATGATCTCAGAGCCAGAGCAAAACAAATGTACGCTGCAGGGTTCAGAGTGTGGCAGGCAGAAGAGGCCCTTTGTACTTACCTAGGCTGGTTGTACTCACACTGAAGCTCTTTTTACTCACCTACTCACTCAGAGTAGAATTACTACTTGACTTACACCCACCATCTACGCTACCCTCCCCGCATGGCCCCTACTCTCAACATAAACAACGAAGACTTCGAGGTAGGGGAGTTCTCTCTCCCGCAAGAGGAAGCCTCCCCTCGCGCTCTCCCCATGCCTCAATTTTTATACGAAGGGGGTAGCGCAGCTAGCCTCGAGCATAAGTCGGCAGACTTATATGACGACTCTGGTGGCAGGTGTGTTTCTGCCGCCCGCGGGGAGATTTCCCTAGACCAAAATCGCCCCAGACCCACCCGCCAGTCACCCAATCCTTGGCCTCCTCAGCTCACTCTCGACCTGGCGTTGGGCATGGAGTCCCTCGAGGATATTTTGGCCAGCCACGGCCTCTCACAGGCGCACTACGACCGACTGATAACCGTACCTAGTTTCAGACGAGAGCTGGCAGTAGCCATGAGAGAGATGCGTGAGAACGGCGTGTCTTTCTCTCGTAAGGCAGCAGCGCAGGCCGAGAGCTACCTGTTCAACGTTGACGACATAGTTCATGATATGGACGTACCAGCTTCGACCAGACTCGCAGCGATTCAGAGCGTGGTAAAATGGGGCCGGCTCGAGCCCAAGGACGAGAAGGGTGACAACAATGGCAACAACGGCACCACCGTTAATTTACAAATTAACTTCACTTAATAATAGAAGGAGATAGCCATGCCAAACAATCTCGCTTTAACTGAAAGTGCCAACGGCGACGACATGCCCGTCCCTCAGTTGGGAACGTCCTTTGTGGTGGCCTACGACGCTTCGGCTCTCTCCAGTATCCTCTCGACCTATGTGGACTCCACGCACATCGCCGTGCGCATAACCACCACCACTGACGCCTTTGTTACCTCTGCTGCGGCGCCTACGGCCCTGGATGACGGCACCTGCCACTTCCTCCCTGCTGGATTGCCTCAGGACCTGGTGTTTCCTGCCAATCACAAGCTGGCGTTTATCAAGCTGTCTGCCGCGGGGAACGCTTACGTTACGGTGTTGAAATGACCATGTTCCGAGGGCTCGGCTTACAGCAGATGATTAGGCTCGGCCTCGGTGCGCGGATAGCCATCGTGCTCGCTAAGATTGTATATCAACTCGGCCTTACCAACCTCCCAATCACCGGAGGCGGGCAGGTTATTCCCACGCGGCAGTCAGATAAAACCCTTGCGCTCACGCAACTTGATTCCGGGGAGGCGGCATATCCCGGACTGTTCCGGGCGACTACGGTTGCAGATGGGGCCACTTCGTTGGGGAGTGAGAAGTGGACTGGTACTGGGGTAATTTTCGGAGCAGGGTGGTCGGACCTAGGGGGAGGGCTATACGCATGTGATGGCTCAAATACCTCAGCATCGCTGTTGAAGTCAGCTCCATGGATAATTGCGTTTAATAAAGTATATATATCTTACTTGACCATAGTAAGCAGATCTGCTGGGCAAGTTCGGTGTCGTCTTGGGGGCACCATTCCACCATATATTTCTGGTGTGGGAGTACATATAGTGGAATTATCCACATCCAGTGGTACTGGGGATATTTTAGTTGACGCCGACATCGGATTTATTGGTACTGTTCGCATTTCGGTCAAAAAAGTCATCCCAAATTTCCTCGACACTCTCCCAGACACCACACCCTGCCACCCTATGACAGGCTCCACCTACGACGTCTACCCTGAATGGGAAGCCGACACCGTTTACGCCGCAGGGGCCAAGATCGAGATCGGCGGGTTCTGGTACTCAACAGTCGCTGGGGGGACAAGTGACAGCTCAGCACATGCTGATTTCTATGTAATTGATACGGGTGTCACGGATAATACCGTCACCTGGGTTTACGGCGGGCTGTATGCCAGCGGGTGCGGTGGTGTGCTGCTGGAAGAGGGGCGGACGAACTATTTCATAAATCCAGAAGCTCCAGTAACACAAGATATCACAACGACGGCACAAGATTACACCGTCTCAGTTGAAGGTTCTGGGTCTGTTACATTGTCTGGAACAGCGACCGGGGTAGCCACCGAAGATTCACCACTGACAGTTACGGCCACTGCGGGAGCCTTGACCTGTACCTGCGCCGGGACTCTTACGTTTGTCAATGTCCAAGCCGGGAGTTTTCCGACATCATTTATTGCTGGGGTGGCTGCTCCTGTTACCCGCCCGGCCACCCTCGCCAGCAAAGCATCAACAGGGATTCTAAGGGCAAACAACTTGGGCATTGACTTCTGGGCCATTTCCGAAGGCACACAAGATGCACGAGTCCTTTGGTCCAGCTACACAGACGCTTCAAACTATCTGCATATCTCCACCAATGCCGGAGATATTGAGTTTACAAAGTGCGTTGCTGGTACTCCATCCACGGTAGCTGTAACCTTCGCACCAACCGCAGGAACTCCATTCAGAGTCCAAGCGTACCAGTCCGAAGCTGGAATGGCTGTAGACGCATCAGAAATTGGAAGCGCATGGATCGGCTGGGATGCCCTAACCACTGACGCAGGTAAGGCGGATGCTGTGATTGATGATACGTGGGAGGTTGGCAGCCGGGACGGAGCAGTACGCTACAGTGGAACCTATGCCAACCTACAGCTTATGTGGTCTGCTGACCCGGTGACTGCATTGGAGGGCAACCGATGAGTGCTATAAAAAAGACAAAAGTGAGCAAGGAAAAAGAACCAAAGGAAGTAAAAAAACGCAAGATGAAGATAAAGCGAGACGGGAAGCTGAAGCATAAAGAATTCAACATGGTTGAGGTAGGCGGAGGATTCACGCCAAGAGATACAGCTTTCCCACCCGGTGAGACTCAATTGTTTACCCCGGAAGAAGTCGAAGAGTTGTCAAAATGATAGCCGTACTTCGAGGACTTACCTATCAGGACATTGAAGATGCCTGCCTAATTCTTGGGATAGATGTCCATGATCCAGCGTTTGTCTTTCGGCAAGAAGAACGAATGGGTCGCTGCGTTACGCCGGATGTTGTAAACTTAAGAGGTCATGTTTCAGTTGCTCTGTGGCTCACCGGGGAGCAAGCCAATCTTCTGCCTCCTTGCATTGATGAACCTACCCCAATTTGTACTGATTACCGAAGTGACGAACTATTCGAGGATGAAGAAGGAAATTTGATACTCGGAGAATACCCAGAAAATGAGGTAGTTGCCTACGATGAATACGGTAATCCAATCGGCACCAGAATGCAGAGAATGACCAGGATAATTACACCTTAAGAGGTCCCTATGATTCGCCTGAAGCGTGGAGATACATTCAAACTTGAAGCTGAAGTCCTTGGCGACGGCGTAGTCATCCCGGGAGGTATTGGCACCTGGACGATCGCAAGCCAGATTCGTACTGGCGGCGGGACACTGGTCGACACGCTGAAGACGACCATAACCGATGCAGCGGCCTGCACCTATACGCTCGAAGAGTCGGCGGCAGGAGTCACGGAGGGCTGGCCACTAGGACGCCATGAGATGGACATCGAGTACATTGTAAGTTCTCAGGTTATCAGCACAGAGACTGTTACTGTTCTTGTTGCGAAGGATGTGACGCGATGAATATCACAACGACTCTGACTGCGGCCAACTCCGCTCTGACCGTCTCAGGTACTGTCCTCTCGTTGGTGACCCTGCTCTCTCAGCCCGGGGCACCTGGAGTATCTGCCGCTACTGGAGGAGGTTATGCAGCAAACCTTTATCTGTCCAATGTGAATTCGGCTGTATCTGGGTATAAAAAGCTCTGCTACACTCCTGACGTTGCAGAAGTCACAAAGACTATAGTTGCGAGTGATAATACCGTACAAGGTGAAAAATATTTATTTGATGAAGCCATTGACCTCACAGAAATAAAATCAGGGACGTGGGTTAAAAATTTTACTAGGAAGGTATCTGCCTCAATAAAGGTTTCTACATTTCAAGTCAGAGCATTCATGTATACCACTGGTGGTGTTGAAAATGATATATTTACCATCACATCATCAGAGATAAATGACACTGACTTTGTAACAGTAAGAACAGAAAATACTGAAGTACAATTTGTATGTAATGCTACTGATAGATTTGGAGTGCAGATAAGTTTTACTACGGCCCGTAGAAACAACACTACATTATCATATCTTGTTGGGGGTAAAAATGCTGCTTACTTCTTAACTCCTGTGGCACTGCGTCATAGTTTGCTTCGAACTCCGAATGAAGATCCCGAAGTTCAGCATATGACTTCTGCTGAAAAAACTGTTCTTGATGGGATCACATACAATGCCGGTAACCCTGCTGTTGATACAAACCCTTCCAGCACTTCTGTCTTGTGGATCAATACAACAAGTGGAGAAATATTCACCTGCACCGATATCACCGCAGGCTCAAATGTATGGGTCGGGCAACTCGGGTCAACTGTACCATAATACTGCAGGAGGAAGATCGTGGGCAGAATATCGGTGAACTCCAAATTTTACAAAGATGTAGTTGCAGTTAATATCTGGGTCAATGAAAGGTTTGGACCGATGTTCAACTTTCTCCATCGCGGCACTATCTACGCCCCCTTTGGCTGGCGAGGTCATACTATCAGTGCTGGGCTTGGTGTGATTGAGCATGTCAACGGCGGGACGATTCCTTGGCGTTATCCGGTCGCTAAAGTGATAGGTGCTGCTCTTAATTTCATCGACAAGCACCACAATAGAGAAGCCTTGGAGAAATAATGGCTACCACTTTAGACCCCATAGTTTTCACACTCCGCGCTGGTACCAGCCACCACAAATATGGAGACCCTTATACTTTCTCGGCTACAATCCTGAAGGTTGGGAAAACAGCACACATTATTGGAGCATCTGGGAGCTTGACTACCATACCTGAGATGCGTAAAGTGCTACGAGATGCTGGGTTTACACGGATTTGCTGGGAGCGTATGCTAGACGGAGCGCTTGTTCCATATGAATACGACCTAGAGGGGATTCAGAATGGGTGAAGACCATATATGCTTTCACGAAGATGATTTTGTCAGGATGGAAAAACTCGTTACGAAGGTATTTGAACGTATGGATACTTTCATTGAGGAAATTCATACTGTAATTGTAACTGATACCGCTCGACAAGGTAAAATCAACCAACTCGAGCGAGACCTTGATCGGGCTTTTACAGATCTTCGAAGTTTCTCATCTGATTTAAAAATACTCTGGGACTGGCGTCAGCGGTTTGAGGGAGGCGTCCGGGTAATGTTAGCCATTCCGGTTGTTTGCACTATCATAACAGCATTGATATCCATCTACACACTACTGCAGGTTTAAGAGGTGGAAAGTATGAGCTTTTACTTGAGTGATCGATCATTGCGTCACATGGAAGGTGTAGATGAAATACTTATCCGTGTAGCTAAACGAGCTATTCAGATAACCAAAATTGATTTTGGAATTCCTGAATCAGGAGGTCTTCGCACAGCGGAGCAGCAGCATAATCTTTATCTTAAAGGAGTCAGCAAAGCTGATGGCTATAACAACAAGAGCTATCACCAGAGCGGCAGAGCTTTGGACTTTTACGCATACGCTGATGGTAAGGCAACATGGGATGAAGGATTGATGGCTCAGGTAGCTTGTGCGTTCTTCCAGGCCGCGATTGAACTCAATATACGCATTGAATGGGGTGGATTGTTCCGTTCAATCAAAGACATGCCGCACATCCAACTCAAAAGGAGCTGACTCATGCTGGAGAAACTCGTTAAGTGGCTACTCGGTGACGCCATCGCGTCCTCGGTTTCAGGCATAGCGCTTGGGGCCATCTCCGGAGCTGCGACCGTGGCCACCACAGGCAACCTCAGCAAAGAAGCCTTGCTCATCGGTGCAATAGGCGGAGCCTCAGCAGCGTTACTCGGTGCTGGCGGTAGAGCCTCTGGGGAGAAGAAGTAATATGGCACACTCAGGGACGATCGTCTACATGCGCACCGTGCCCGGGTATCCGAACGAGCGGGCGCTGACACAGGCGCTCAGTTGTCGGAAGATGGACGGGAGTGAGGAGTTTATTCCTCCAGGATTTGTTTCCGACGGCTCTTCATCTGGGATATTCGCCCCGATTTTCCCGCGACACCAACACCCAGTCGCATATTTCCGCCACGACTTCTGCTGCAGCAGACCTCAAACGAAAGCGGAACGTGCCTGGGCCGATAAAGAGTTTGAGAAAGACGTCGGCACAACAAGCTGGTGGATTACGAAGAAAATAGGGTACATCGGTGTGCGCGTCGGAGCTTTCTTCGGCGTCGGCTGCAGGTACTAAGGGATTAATATGAGCGTTGATCTGAGCCAAGGTGGGATTTACCATATCCTTAATACCCTGAATGGTAAGCGGTATGTTGGCAGTGCCAAGTGTTTTAAGGTGCGTTTCTCTAAACACGTCAGCGCGTTGAGTATTGGAAATCATCATGCAAGACACCTGCAGTCAGCGTACCGCAAATATGGTACGGACGCTTTCGAGTTTGAGCCGTTGCTTATCTGCGCTGCAGAGGACCTGTTATTTTACGAACAAAGAGCTCTAGATCAGATGAAGCCCGAGTACAACAGCAGCCCGACCGCAGGAAACACTCTCGGAGTTAAATGCTCTCCAGAGCGAAAACGTAAGATAAGCGAGGCGCACAAAGGTAAAAAACACAGTGCTGAGCATCGGGCTAATATCTCCGCAGGATTGGTAGGGCGTAAGATATCCGAAAAGACAAGAGCAAAATATAGAGTAGCGGCACGGCGGAAAGCAGCAGACCCAGAAATCCGTAAAAGAATGCGGGAAGGCTGTGCCACAAGAACATTCCCTAGTGATTTTGGCGAGCGGATAAGCAAAGCAAAAAAAGGCAGAAAACCAAAGCTCTCTGAAGAGATGCGGCTGCAGAAGAACAAGAAGATAGGGGAAGCTAATAGAGTGCGCGCTATCTCGGACGAATTTAGAGCGAACGCCAGCAAAGGTCAGCGTACCCGCAGCAACGTAGAACGCTTCGATTTTCGCGGAGAAGCACTGAGTATCCTTGATCTGGCGGAGCGTTTTGATATTTGTCGGCACGTCATCCGGAAACGTATTAATGCGGGATGGGACTTAGAACGCGCAGCAACAACACCAGTTAGGGGGCACAATGGCAGTAATTGATATTAAGTACACTGCCGCCCCTACAGCTGCAAAATTTATGCAGTCTGATGCCTTCTTTCGCCTGCTTCAAGGGCCGATCGGGGGCGGAAAGTCAGTAGCATGTATCATGGAAGTTTTGCGGCGTTGCACAGAAATGCCTCCCTGCAAGGACGGTGTTCGGCGTTCGAGATGGGCCATCATCCGGAACACCCGCCAGCAGTTAAAAGATACTACACTCAAAACATGGCTAGACTGGGTAAAGCCAGGACTGCTCGGACGCTGGAAAGAGTCTGAGATGACGTTTGAGATGCGGTTCAACGATGTGCATGCCGATATACTATTCCGTCCTCTCGACTCTCCGGAAGACGTGCAAAGAGTTCTCTCATTAGAATTATCTGGGGCATTCACGAACGAAAGCCGGGAATTGCCCCTCGCTATCATCGAGGCGCTGATGGGCCGCATCGGACGTTTCCCTAAGCGTGATGACGTGCCAGAGTATTGGTGTGGATTACTAGCTGATACCAACCCCCCGGAGATCGACAGTGACTGGTACAAAATCGCTGAAGGCATACCGATCGAGGAAGGTAACCTTAACTCGATAATGGAGTGTGATTCTTTCAAACAGCCTTCTGGCCTCTCGCCAGAAGCAGAGAATAAAGAAAACCTGCGCCCAAACTATTATGAAGACCTAGCACGCGGCAAAACAAAAGCATGGGTTGACACCTATATCCACGGACTTTATTCACCCAGCCAAGCAGGTAAGCCGGTCTACAATAATACGTTTAAACAGGAGCGTCATGTCTCTGTGATGCCTCTCAAAATAGATCCCTTGCTCCCAGTAATAATCGGTTTTGATACTGGTCTGACACCTGCAGCTACGTTTAAACAGATAGGTCTTGATGGTAGAGTTCGAGTATTGCGCGAGGCCGCAGCATTTGACATGGGGATGAAGCGATTTATTCAACACTATCTGCGACCCATTATCAAAAACTTCTTCCCCTCAAATCCGCTAATCTTCATTGGAGATCCCGCAGGTGTGCGACGTGGCGATGGCGACGAGAACTCAGCATTTAAGGTGCTCAAAGAAGCGTTCTCAGATGACGGAGCCATAGTCAAAGCAGCCTCAACCAACGATCCCAAGGTGCGCATCCAGGCCACCGAGCAAATGCTTTGTCAATACCCGGAAGGAGATCCACTCTACCAGATAGACCCCTCATGTAAACGTCTGATAGAAGGGCTCCGCAGCAAATATCGCTATTCTAAAATGAAGCAGTCTGGTAACTATAGTGAAGCGCCAGAGAAGAACGCCTGGGGGCATTTGGTAGAAGGTGATCAATATAGCAATATGTTTCTCCAGAGCGGTCGCTACAATGCCGCTGACTTCATGAGAGTAACATCCGACCCGTTTGGTTTTGCGCAGCGTCAACCCTACCGACCCGCACAGAAAGAGGGCTATTGATATGAATCTCGATTTCGATAAGATGAAAAAACTCGGCGCCATGCTGCGCGGTAAGTTTGATCAGTACGAGAAAGATCGTCGACCGGTCGAACAGCAATGGGCAAAGAATCTACGCCAATACCTGCGCAAGTACGACCCAGAGGTCCTAAAACTGATTCCGGATGAGCGTTCTCAAGTCTATCCTGGAGATACCCGGGTCAAGGTCAAGGGCAAGA